CGGTGCAACTTCCGGTTCAAACTGCACGAGCTTCGCAAAGAGATCATCAAGACCAAGAATTACTCGATTCTGGTCTGTTCGTCTTGCTGGGACCCTGACCACCCGCAACTCCAACTGGGCATGTACCCGGTGGATGACCCGCAAGGGGTGCGTGACCCCCGTCCCGACAACACCTACTACCAAGGCGGCACGACGGGTTTGCAGATTGCGCTCACCGGCGGGACAAACCCAGACGCGGTGGGGTACCCATCGCAGGGCAGCAGAGACATTCAGTGGGGCTGGAATCCGGTTGGCGGATCGAGCCTTGATGACGACGGACTGACGCCAAACTACTTGGTAATGACCGTAAATGTTGGTACAGTAACCATATCCACGACATAAGGAGTCGAACATGGCCAAAAAGGAAATGCACTCTGAAAAGGGTGAAATGAAGTCGGACCTCGCGCAGGACAAAAAAATGGTCAAAAAAGCCGTGGCCATGCACGACAAGCAGATGCACGGCGGCAAGAAAACCAACCTGACCAAGCTACGCGCTGGCGGGAAGACCAATGCTGACATGCTCAAGTACGGGCGCAACATGGCCAAGGTCATGAACCAGCGCAGCCCCGGTCGCAAAGGAGCTTAATCATGGCTACCACCAAGTACAAGAACCCTCAGTACAAGCCGATGCAAGAGGCGGGTACTGCTAACAACAAGCAGTACCTCAAGGACATGAACGAGTCCGTGGCCAACAGCCGTAGCAACGACTACAAGGGCGTGAAGACTGACGGCATCAAGATTCGCGGCACCGGTGCTGCAACCAAGGGCGTGATGGCCAGAGGTCCGATGGCATGAACTACGCCGAGTTAAGTGCTGCAATCCAGAACTATGCTGAGAACACGGAGGCCAACTTCGTGGCGGAGATTCCTACTTTCGTCCAGCAGGCTGAGCAGCGCATTTACAACTCGGTGCAGTTCCCGTCACTTCGCAAGAACATGACGGGGATCACGCAGGTTGGCAACAAATACCTGTCTGCCCCTGATGATTTTCTTGCGGTCTACTCTTTGGCCGTCATCACGGATGTGACGGGTGGAAATCTCAATACCGGCACTTACGAGTATTTGCTCAACAAAGATGTGAACTTCATCCGACAGGCGTACCCGACTCCAAACGACACGAGTGTGCCGCGTTACTACGCCCTGTTTGGTCCGACAGTTTCTGGCACAACAATCACGAACGAGTTGACGTTCCTTCTTGGTCCGACTCCGGATGCAGCGTACAACGTCGAGTTGCACTATTACTACTACCCCGAGTCGATCGTGACTGCGGGCACGTCGTGGTTGGGCGACAACTTTGATTCCGTGCTGTTGTACGGCTCGCTGGTCGAGGCTTACACCTACATGAAGGGCGAGCAAGATATGATGCAGTTGTACAACCAGAAGTACATGGAAGCCCTTGCGCTGGCCAAACGCCTTGGCGATGGCATGGAGCGTCAGGATGCGTACCGGTCTGGACAGTTCCGTCAGAAAGTGAACTGAGATGATTATTCAGGGAGTCACAAACGCCTTCAAAACCGCGTTGCTCTCAGGCACCGTGAACTTTGTCACGCCCGGAACCGATGTTTACAAATTGGCGCTGTACACAGGCAATGCCACTTTGAACGCCGATACTACCGCCTACACAACAACTGGCGAAGCCAGTGGCGGTAACTATGTGGCTGGTGGCCAGACCCTGACCATCACACAGGCTCCGACGATTGGCACCCAGACAGGTCCGCAGGCAGTGGCCTACATCTCGTTCCAGAACGTGTCTTGGACTGGGGCAATCACGGCTCGCGGCGCTTTGATCTACCGTGACTTCGGGGGCGGCAACACGCTGCCGGTCGCGGTGCTGGATTTTGGCTCCGACAAGACTTCGGTCAACACGTTTACCGTTGAGTTCCCTGCTGTGACTAGCACGGCTGCAATTTTGAGGATTGTCTGATGGCTGAGATCACCACGACCAAAGGAATGATGGACGAGTCCCTGCTTGAGAAAAAAGAGGGAGCCGTCGATAATGAGAACGAATACACGACTTGGGTCGAGTACTGGCACGAGGGGGAACTTGTCCACCGCTCGGTGCACGTTCAATTGAAGAAAATGCCCAGTTTTGTGGGCGCTGAAGCGGCGTCAATCGGTTAAAGAAAGGAGCCTGAAATGGCCAATACCCAATCAATGTGCACATCGTTTATGGGCGAACTGCTCACAGCGACACACAACTTTACTCCCTCCACCGGAGACACCTTTAAGGCGGCTCTGTATTTGGCTTCCGCCACTGTCAACGCTTCTACAACTGCCTACAGCAGCACGGGCGAAGTGACCGGAACGGGGTACACCCCCGGCGGTGTTTCTGTGACAAACGGCACAGCGCCAGCGTCTACGAACACATCTGCCACTGCTGGCACTGCGTACTGGACCCCCTCTGCGTCGATCACTTACACATCGGTGACTTTGCCCACGGCGTTTGATGCGGTGTTGATTTACAACTCCAGCAAATCTGACAAGGCTGTCAGCGTGCACACATTCGGGTCACAGACTGTGACAGCCGGTACGTTCACTTTGACGATGCCCTCTAACACCACATCGACAGCCCTCTTGCGCTTGGCTACAACCTAATCAGGTCCAGCGGGGTGACTCGCTGGAGTAGCCATGTTTGGAATAACCACCTTTGCCGAAGCGCCGTTTTCCTCGCTCGCGGGGCAAACGGTAGTCGTCTCTATTACCGGCGTCAGCGCGGCTGGATCGGTAGGAACTGTTACGGCTGCGCCTTCGGTCGCGCTGACAGGTGTTTCAGCGGCAGGGTTGGTTGGCACTGTTTCTGTTGGTGAGCGGACTGTTGCGCTAACCGGCGTACAGGCTTCAGGTGCGGTTGGTTCTGTAGATTTTGCCAAACTTGAGGCGCTTACCGGCGTGCAAGCTCTCGGAAGCGTTGGCACTGTTTCAGTTGGCGAACGTACTGTTGCGCTATCTGGTGTAGTAGCAACAGGTACTGTTGGTGACGTAGTTGAAACCATAAACCCTACAGAAGACGGTGTTATCGCACAAGGGGCGACTGGGCTCGTTGGTGTGGATCGCACAGTCGCTTTGACTGGTGTGGCGGCTTCCGGTGCTGTTGGGGATGTCGAGTTTTCCTATGTGGCGTTCTTAGCAGGAGTGACGGCTTCAGGCTCTGCTGGAAGCGTGCTGGTGGCTCCCCGTGTCACGGGGGTGGATTCTGGAGCATCTGTAGGGACGGTGACTTCTTCTTTAGAAGTTGCTTTAACCGGGGTTGCAGCATCTGGATCGGCTGGAACGGCGGTCCCCGCTGCCGGACCGTCGGAAGACAGCGTTGTGGCTTACGGCTTCGCTGGTAATCTCGGCTCCTCAAAGACGGTGGCTTTGACGGGAGTACAGGCCCGAGGCGCTGTTGGCACCGTGGGTTTGTTCTACTGGAGTCTAATTGATGACAGCGAGACCGCAAACTGGCAAAATATCAGCACGGCACAAACCGCCGGGTGGCAGTTGATCGACACTGACGATGTTCCTGACTGGGAACTTATCACCACCGAGTAAGGACGCACGATGGCATTTGTTGTAAAAGACAGGGTAAAAGAGACGACCACGACTGCGGGCACGGGGACGGTGACGCTTCTCGGTGCCGCAACCGGGTTTCAATCTTTTTCCGCTATTGGTAATGCCAACACAACTTATTACTGTATTGCTGGACAGACCGGCTCGGAGTGGGAAGTTGGGATTGGCACTTACACATCGTCCGGCACCACGCTTTCTCGGGACACGGTTCTTTCCTCAAGTAGCGGCGGCAGCAAAGTAAATTTTTCGGCAGGCACAAAGGACGTGTTTGTCACCTACCCGGCGTCTAACGCAGTGTTTGCAACTGCGGGGGTGGTGGTTGAGAACTACACAACGCTTACCGGCAACTACACCATGACAACTGGCAAGAGCGGGTTTAGCGTCGGGCCGGTAACAATTTCTTCAAGTTCTTCATTCACGGTGCCCAGCGGCGCTCGGTGGGTTGTTGTGTAAAGGGTAAAAAATGACAACAGCATATACCTCACTGCTTGGACTGGCTCTGCCGGTCACGGGCGAACTCTCCGGAACATGGGGGGATGTGGTTAATAACTACCTCACAGAGTACGTTGACGCATCCATTGCTGGTTCGCAAACTATCAGCGGTTCCCAAACAGCGGTAACACTCTCCACGACAAACGGTTCGTCTTTGACGCAGGCTGGGTCTGGTGCAACAGGCTCCGCGCAGTACTTCATCATCAACTGCACCGGCAACCCCGCGAGCTTGTTGACTATCACTGCTCCAGCGTCCAGCAAAGCGTACATCGTTCTGAACTCGACCTCTACCAATCAGAGTGTGAAACTTGTGGGGGCGGGCCCGACGACAGGTGTGACTGTCCCTGCTGGCCGCAAGGTGCTGGTAACTTGGAATGGCTCCGATTTTGTTGCTATTGCGGGCGGGCTGGTCAATCTTGCAACGGATGTAACCGGCACGCTTGGTGCAACAAACGGCGGCACTGCGCAGAGCACGTATACCACGGGCGACACAATTTACGCATCGGCGTCCAACACACTTTCTAAACTTTCTGTTGGGAGCACTGGCCAAGTGCTTACCGTAGTCGCGGGTGTTCCTGCTTGGACAAGCTCCGGCCTGCCGAGCCAGACGGGTAACGCTGGCAAGTACCTGACAACGGACGGAACCAACGCAAGCTGGTCGAGTACAGGTGCGGCAGCAGGCGGCGCGATCTACATCAACACCACTACGGTCACGCAAAACTACACAATCGCTTCCGGTACAAACGGATTCTCTGTTGGGCCGATCACACAGGCTCCCGGTGTCACAGTCACAATTGCAGCAGGACAGCGTTGGGTTGTCCTATAAGGAGCAGATATGAGCACAATTTCCGCAGGAACCACGTCCGGTACCGCGCTTGTTAGTTCTGGTGACACCACCGGAACGCTGGTCTTGCAGACCAACGGAACGACCACAGCCCTCACGCTTGGTACGGATCAGTCTGCCACTTTTGCTGGGAACGCATCCATTGGCGGCACTGCGGCGGTAACAGGAAAACTCACGGCGACTGGCACATCAAGCACCGCCGGTTTAAAAATTGCCGATGTTCTTGAGACTGCCACGGTGTCTGCTACTGCTGCCACTGGAACCATCAATTACGATGTGACCACTCAGGCGGTGCTGTACTACACAACCAACGCTTCGGCCAATTGGACGGTGAACTTCCGTGGCTCTTCTGGCACGAGCCTCAACAGTTTGATGGCGACGGGTGAGTCGGTCACTGTGGCGTTCTTTGTAACTCAAGGTTCAACGGCGTACTACAACAACGCGATCACGATTGACGGCAGCAGCGTCACCCCCAAATACCAAGGTGGTACAGCGTGGAGTTCTGGTAACGCAAGTTCGATTGACGCTTACACCTACACCATCATCAAAACCGGCAGCGCTACTTTCACCGTGTTTGCTGCACAGACCAAGTTTGCTTAAGGAATAACCATGCCGCTCATCGCAACCCGTGGCGCTGCATCCGCTCAAGGCTTTGGGGAATTTGCCCAGTCCGGTTCTGCGCCAGTTTATGTTGAAGATGTGTTTAGCACTTATGTGTGGAACGGCACAAGCACAACGCAATACATTAACAACGGGGTTACGCTTGGCACGGCAATTTCTCCGTCTCTACAAAATTTACCCATCACTGTAATTAGCGGAAATTTTGTTGAACCGTATGTGATAGGCTTTATTAACGACGGATTGGCTCCAAGCGACAATTCAAACTTTTCTTACTCAAACACTACATTTGATGTTTATGTAACATTTCCCACCGCTGTTGCCTTGACGGCGTATCAGTTGGCCCCACAAGGCGTAACAAACAACCCCTACAACACGCCGCTTAATTTTTCTGTCTTGGCGTCAAACGATGCTTCAAGCTGGACAACGGTCGCAACATTCACATCCATTACAACAGGGTTTCCGGCTTGGAATCCGGGGACATATAGAACATTCTCATTTTCAAATACTACGGCGTACAAATACTGGCGCTTGCAAATTACCGGAACGGGAAGTGGGGCATCTGGTAATTCTTTAGCGGAATGGCGAGTAACTGGCACAGCACTATCTACAGGTGGTGGAGGTTTGGCTTGGATAAAAAACAGAGACTCAACATACGAGCACATTTTGGTAGATACTGTGCGCGGCACCTCTGCGGGGTATTTGACAACAGCGTATAACTACGCTCAGAGCGGTTCTACTTACGGTATTACTGCGTTTAACTCAAATGGTTTTACGCTTAACACGGATAACGCAGTGAACCAGTCTGGTCGAACCTATGTTGGCTGGACATTTAAAGAACAACCAAAATTTTTCGATGTTGTAACTTACACTGGCAATGGGGTTTATTACACTCCTATAAGTCATAATCTCGGCAGCGTTCCGGGCTGCATTATCGTAAAGAAAACAAGCGGCACAGCAGATTGGATGGTTTATCACCGCAGCTTGTCAGGTAACGGCTACATAAGATTAAATCTTGTGGATGGGGAATTTTCCAGTAATAGTGTTTTTCCAGCAGGGGGCGTTAACGCAACTGCGTTCAATGTTGGCTCTGATTCAAGAGTTAATGAAAATGGAGCAACGTACGTAGCTTACTTATTTGCTCACAACGCAGGTGGGTTTGGGGCGCTTGGCACAGACAACGTAATTAGCTGCGGGTCTTACTCAGGCAACGGTACTGGCACGGGACCAACAATAACTCTTGGTTATGAGCCGCAATGGCTACTCATTAAAAATATAACAGACTACGGCTACGACTGGTATATTTGCGACAACATTCGTGGCACCCCTTGGGGGACAAGCCCTTCGTCCGGTGTACCTTTTCAAAGCCTGCGCCCAAATTTAATTAACGCCGAAGCATCGCAACTCGGTGTTAATCTTATGGCCACAGGGTTTCAGCCCACAAACAGTTCCACGGCCATCAATGGTGCGGGGAGCACCTACATTTATATTGCAATCCGTAGAGGTCCGATGCGGACCCCTGCGACGCCACAAAGTGTGTTTTTGCCAGCCTATGTAAATAGTGGATACACTGTCCAGTACACAAATTTTCCAGTAGATTTTTGTTTGCAAGCCGCAACTACAGGCTCAACCCCGTACAGCCCGGCAGTGCAAGACAGATTGCGCAGCCCTGTTTCAGTACGCACTCTGAGTACATCGGACGCAAATAGCGAAAGTAATTCTGGCGCATCGCCCGGTTTTCAGTCAAACACCACATTTTATCCAGCGCTTTGGGGGGCAAGCTACGGTTCTATGGTGGAGTCCCTCTTTAAAAGAGCGCCGGGTTTTATGGATATGGTCGCTTATGCTGGCACTGGATCGGCTACAACTCAAGCCCATAATTTGGGTGTTGCTCCGGAGTTGTTGATTGTTCGTAGCTACAACAATTCCACAAACTGGTTTACCTACTCTAGTTTTGCCGCAGCAAATCGACGACTTTTCGTAGATAAGGATTGGGGCTACAACGACGCAAACACTACTGACGCAACGATTTGGAACAATACCGCACCTACGGCAACGCAGTTTTCAATAGGCGGATCGGCAAATATTAGCGGGTGGTCGTATGTTGCGTACATGTTTGCCACACTTCCCGGAATTAGTAAGTTTGGTTCTTATACAGGGACTGGTGGTACGCAGACAATTAACTGCGGATTCACCGCTGGCGCTAGATTTGTACTTATAAAACGAACTGACTCAACGGGCAACTGGTTCTGTTTTAATTCGGCGGCGGGTATGACCGGAGCAGACAGTCCTTACATCCGAATTAACCTCAACACAACCGGCATGACCACTGGATACAACGGATTGCAGGCTGTTTCTTCAGGGTTTCAACTTGACTCCACTGCGTCAGGCACGGTTAATATCAACGGCGCAACTTACATTTTCCTCGCAATTGCATAAGGAACAAACATGGAAATCAGAACACAAGACGGACAAGTGATGACGGAATCTGAGTTCCGTTCCTACATCAAAGCCAATGACGGCCCAACATGGGGGCAGACGACGCTTGAAATTCTGGCTCAACTCGGGGCTGATACGGTTCTTGATGGGCCGCAACCAATTCCCTCCCGATACCAAGTTTCTTTCCGTGACGGTGTTGAGCAAATCAACGGTCAGTGGTTCACGAAATGGTCTTTGGCTGATATGGGGGACGAGGCAAAAGCGGCGGCTGATGCAGGCCAAGCGCAGAATGTCCGAACTGAGCGCAATAATCTTTTGAAAGACAGTGATTGGTCGCAAGGCAAGGACATCCCTGACGCCGTGAGCCAGCCTTGGGCTGTTTACCGACAGGCCCTGCGTGATGTTCCGTCTCAGTCGGGATTCCCTTGGGATGTTCAGTGGCCTGCTCAACCGGAGTAAACGATGCCCTTTGTCATTAACGGAGACAACAACGTAAACCTTGGAGGCGTTGCCTACGGGATTACTGGCAACACGCTTGCCTTTAGTTCTGCTGGAACTTCTGGTCAGTTCCTTGTTTCCGCTGGGACTGGCGCACCTACTTGGGCTGCTGCTCCGGGCGGCGGAGATACAACAAACAACATCGGCTATCTCAACATCCCGCAAAACAGCCAGAGCGCTGCTTACACATTGGTGCTGAGTGACTCCGGAAAGCACATCTATCACCCGAGCGCGGACACGACCGCGCGGACATGGACGATCCCAGCGAACTCTAGCGTGGCGTTTCCGATTGGCACGGCCATCACATTTGTCAACGATACTTCCGCTGGAACAATCACCATTTCCATCACGAGCGATACGCTGGTTTTGGCCGGGACAGGCACAACAGGGAGCCGGACTTTGGCAGCAAGCGGGATGGCGACTGCCATCAAAATAACCAGCACCCGTTGGATGATTAGCGGAAGCGGGCTGACATGAGCGGTATTTTGCAGGCTGTTTTGAATAGCGCTAGCGGTGCCATCACCGTTAATGTGAACGGCTCGCCTGCGACTACCGGAACTTACCTCTACAACAACTCGAACACCGTTAACACTATCACTGTTACTGGTGGAACGAAAGCCGTCACATTCACTTTGTGGGGTGCGGCTGGCGGTAACGGTTCCTACTCTACTAGCGGCTCTAGCGGGGCGGGGGGTTTTGCCAAAGGAACTGTGACGCTTCAGCCCGGCACAACTTATTACCTCTACGTTGGGGAAGGTGGGTTTGGGCCTTCGACTGCCAGCTTTGGTGCTGGCGGTTTGGGTGGCTGGCCAAACGGCGGATACGGAACATCCGGCGACGCAACTGGCGCTGGTGGGGGCGGCATGACCATGCTGTCAAAAGCCGTATTTAGCACCGGGATGTCAGATTCAGACATTTTGCTTATTGCTGGCGCTGGTGGCGGGTCTACTGGCTATGCAGGTGCGGCGGGTGCGGGTGGCGGTTCAAATGGACAAAATGGCGCAGTCTCAAGTACTGGCGGTACGCAGTCTGCTGGCGGCACGTATAACGGCGCAAAGCTTACTGGCGGAAACGCCACAGGGTCTCGTACTAGCGGAAGCGACGACGGAGGCGGGGGTGGAGGCGGCTACTATGGTGGCGGGGGCGGTACTTCTGACGCAAGACCCGGCGCTGGCGGTAGTGGCTATTACAACTCATCTTTGGTAACATCGGCCACACTGACAACGGGGTCAACAACTACAGCGCCAAATCCAGACAGTACTTTGCAGGCAGGGTACGCAAACGGCAGGGCTGACGTTGGTGGTTCACCGGCTAAAGGACAGTCCGGCTTGGCCTACATCACATTTTCTTGAGGGTTAATCATGGCAACCACAATCAACGCAGATACCGTAATTGGAGGGGCAGTCGTCACAGCCGACGCTTCCGGCCAGTTGGCGCTTCAGGGTGCAGGGGTTACGCAAGTTACGGTGACAAGTACGGGTGTCACACTGGCCACTGCTTTGCCCGCCGCCTCTGGCGGAACAGGGTTGGCATCGCCGGGCACTGCCGGGAATGTCTTAACATCAACCGGAACCGGTTGGGCTTCTTCAACACCAGCCGCCGGAACAGCAATCGGGCTTGTCCGGGCTATTTCAATCAACTGCATTCTTCCTTAAGGAGCAATCATGCCAGCAAATACCTCCCCGATTTATTCGATCACGGGTGACATTCAATCCGTAGCCCAGAACAACTCTGGTCTTATTGTTGGCCCAACCGCCAACACCGCCTTGGATGGCACAGGCACAATGTACAAGTTGTTCACCGCTGGTGCTAACGGCTCGTATGTCCAGAAGGTTCGTTTCCGTCCTGTCGGCTCCCCCGCCGCCACGGTGTGCCGTATTTTTGTGTCTTCCAGCACATCCACAAGTGCAACCAACACTTGGCTCTACGATGAAATCACACTTCCTGCTGTGACCCTTTCGCAGACTGCCGCTTCCAGCGTGTTTGAGTTGCCGATTAACTTTGCCATGAACGCAAACTACCTGCTGTATGTCACCTTTGGCACATCCACTGGTTCTGCTGGCACAGGTTATTCTGTTGTTTGCGTGGCGGGAGATTACTAATATGTGGCGGGACACCGACTCATGGTTTGAGATTCAGTTCGCTGACGGCTCGCAAGGGTTCGCCCATCTGGATGCTTATGGCAACTATCTGGGCGTGTTCAAGGCTGACGGTACGGCTCTTGGTGAGGAGAATGTCGAGTACACCTGTGTAAACGACAACGCTTCTGCTCCGGGCTGGTATGTGCCACCCCCAGTAGAGGCTCCTGCGCAGGAGTAATAGATGTTTGTACGCCAACCTCAATTCCGCAACAGCAATGCTGATGTGCAGATTTTCTATGGTGATGCCGATGACGCAACCAGTACTTTATATAGAAAATCATGGAACAAACCGCCGGGGGTTAGCCATGTGTACATGATGTTGATTGGTGCTGGTGGAAACGGTGATAACACAAATGGCGGCGGCTCCGGTGCTGTGACTGTTTGGTATGGGGCGGCACAAAATGTTCCTGATAGTTTATTGGTGCAAGCCGCAAGGTCAGGAGTGCAAACCGCTACAGAGGTTTATTACAGAGGCTCTGATTTAATAACTCTTTTATCGGCTAACAGTGGACTTAATTCTACTGGTGGAGCCGCAGTATCTGCCACCGGCTATCCTTTTGCGGCTTCTGGGTTTTATCAATCTATTGCTGGACAAAACGGTGGCACAGGAAACCGAACAGCATCCACAGAGACTTTTCTAAGTGGCGGGACTGATACAGCCGCAACAACTATCTCCGCTAACTATGGCTACTCCATGCCAACATCCTCAACAAGTAATAATGGGCAGTTTCACTTGCAACCCATAATTGTTGGAATGGGCGCTAAAACTTCTGGAAGAGGTGGCGTTGGATGCGGCGGCGGGTATATCGGCGTAGGCGGGCAAGGTATGGTTTTAATCGCAAGTTGGTGAGGCAAAGATGAGTTATCCAATTAATTACCCCACCCCACAGAACGCCAATGTGCAGATTTTTACTGCTCAAATTCCTGCTGGCGACAACAGAAAAAACCAAAACTGGGTAAAACCTCAAGGCGCTTCATTCGTTTGGTTCACGCTAATTGGTGGCGGTTCGGCTGGCGATGCTGGTAGTGGTGTTGGTGGTTCGTCTGGCGCTGTGACAAATTTCATGTGCCCGGCTTTTTTGATTCCTGATGAATTGAGCATTATTGTTGGAAACGGTGGCGCAGGGAGTGCTGGTGCTAGTGGCGGCGGAACTGGAGTTTATTACCAAGAAAAAACAGGCACTGGATATGTGCTTTTACAAGCAAACCCCGGCGGTGGTGGCGCTGGGGGAACTGCCTCAACTTCAAACTATTTTACCGCAATGGGGTTCTTTCAGTCTATTGCAGGTCAGGCTGGTTCTGGCGGTACTGTAAACCCTTCTGCTACAACTTTTTTGTCTGGTGGTGGCGCTGGCCCAAACGATGTAAACGCAAACTATGGATACACCAATAACGGTACTTCAGGCTGGTTTCAGATGAGTCCAATTATTGTTGGTGTTGGTGGTCGAGGACAATCTCCAAATAGTATTGGTGGTATTGGTTGCGGGGGCGGCGCTACTGGTAATTCAGGTGGTGGCCCCGGCCTTTGCATAATCATTACATGGTGAACACATGAGTTATCCAATCAATTACCCAACACCGCAGAGCGCAAACTTCCAAGCGTTCTATGGAGGCGGCACGACCCGTGATTGGGTCAAGCCTCAAGGCGCAAGCATGGTTCGGATGCTGTTGATTGGCGCTGGCAGGGGAGGCAACGGAGGAACAACTACAACAAACGGGGCTGGTGGTAGTTCGGGTGCTGTAACGCAATGGATTGGGCCAGCCATGTTTATCCCTGATGTTTTGCGTATATTTGTTGGGGCTGGTTCTATTGGAACTACAGGAAATGTGGCCGCTTCTGCGGCAGGGAACACAACTGTTGTTTGGCAAGGGCCTAGCGCATCTGCTGGATACACGCTTCTAACAGCAAGCGGCGCTCAAACTGGAGCCACCGTTGCACCTGCAATGACGAACAATTATTTTGGTGCGTCTGGTATTTTTAAGTCTGTTGCAGGAACAGCGCAGTCAACCGGAAATACCACTGCTTCCACGACTATATTTTTATCTTCGGGGGCGGCAGGTTCAAACTCAACTACGGCGGCTGGAAGCACGGTTGCATTGAATTACGGTTATCCGACCATTGCGGGAGGCGCTGGTACAACTGGCGGTGTTGGCGGTAGCGGTTTCTTTCTTTTGCAACCCATAATGATTGGCGCTGGAGGTTCAGGCGGTGGTGGTAGTTCTACCGCCGCAGGCGGCAATGGTGGTGATGGTGGAATTGGTTGCGGTGGTGGCGGTGCAGGAAGATGCACTAGCGGAACATCCACTGGCGGTAGAGGCGGCGATGGCGCTGTCTTTATTTGGTCTTGGTGAGATGAACTAATGTGGACCCGTTCACACTCCTCATGGCGGCGCAGGGGATTGTTGCCGGTATCCGGCAGGGGTGTGACCTTCTCCGGCAGGGCAAGGCTCAGATCGGTGAACTTAAAAAGGCCGTCGGTGAGGCGCAGGCTTTTGTCAATGAGGCCAAGTCTTTATGGGCGACTCTCAAGGCTTTTTGGCAATCCATTTTCGGAGGAAAGAAGGATGCGACCACTAAGCCCACTCCCGCTGTTGTACCCGTCAAATCCGATGAGCCTGAGATCAAGCGGGTGGAGAAAAAGGCAAATCGCAAACAAGCAGAGCCTGAACTCTCTTACGAGGAATTCCAAGCCAGAGCAATCCACGACATCTGCGAAAAACTGAAACAGTTTTTTGAGATCAAGAGGAAGTTGAACGAGTACTGTAGACAGTTGGAAGAGGAGTCAAAGACAACAGAGGACATCGAGGGCGCGGCGTTAGACAGGATACAGATTGAGATGCAGATTGAGCAAATGACTGTCCAGATCAGGGAAGCCATGATCTACACCCCCAAGGAGATTGGGCTGGCGGACATCTACAGTCGGTTTCTCAGGATGTACAACCAGATTTTGGAAGAACGGGAACTTGACCGGCAGTTGAAGTTGAAGCAGAAGAGGGAAGAAGAATGGCAACGAGACTACCGCCGTCGGCTAAGGGTGGACAAAACAATGTACGCGATAGCCGCCTTCCTGATTTACCTCCAACTGGTTGGAATCTTTTCGGCGCTGAGTTTGGGTACTGGGTGGCTATCGTTTCCCTCATCCTAATCATCCTCATGATTTTGATCCCGTTGGCCATTTACCAAACAATGAAAATCGACAAACAGATACGGAAGAACGAAGCCCTGCTGCTCAGACTGGACGAAAAGGAAAAGAAAAATGCGAAGCCTCGGATTGATCCTCCTGATCCTGAGTAGCCTTGCGGGCTGCGAGGATCGGTATCGCTACCACTGCCAGAACCCCAAGCATTTTGCGGAGAAACGGTGCCAGCGCCCTGACTGCCTGTTCACCCAAGATTGCCCAGATTACCTTGTAGCCCCTGTACTGGAGAAACAAAATGTCCAACCCGCAGCGCCCGCCTCAGCCGCGTCTAACTGAAGACCAAATCGAAGTCCGCGTCTGGGCGTTTGTCGTCGGCGTGGTCACGATGATCTTGGCCGGGATCGTCTTTTTCATTTTGTACAGCGTCACGTTTGTGACGCAACCTATCAAGTCGATGGCTCCGATAGACCAAGCCTATACCAAGATGCTCAACGACATCGTGCTGCTGATTGTTGGCGGGATTGGTGGGGTCATGGCTAAGAAGGGGGTGCAGAGCGCCGCCGAGCGTTTTGCCGGGAAGCAGGATAACGACACCATCATCGTCACCCAGAACCCTACGCAGACCAACACAAACACGGCCAAAAGCGGGATGCCTGATTTCAACTGGATGGGGTTTGACAATCCTAAGTTGGACGAGGATTGGAGACCTCCGCCGCCCCCAACAACCCCGGCAGACCACCTCCACCCCGAGCGTGAGGAGATTGCCGAAGAGCGTGCAAGGGCGCAGACATGATTGGGCTACCTAATCCTTGGGTAATCCTAGCGGTCGTTGTGGCCTTGGGTGGCTCGTACAAATACGGCCACCACAATGGCTGGTGGGATAGGGATGCTGAAATGCAAGCGGAGATCGCCAAGCGGGACGCAGAAGCCCGGGAGGTCGAGCGCAATATGAACTCCAAACTCATCGAAACAAGCAATCGGTTACAGGAGGCTAACAATGCCATCTCGGAAAAACAAACTGCTCTGGATCGTGCCATTCGTAATGGCCGGGTGCGCCTCCCCTCCGCAAGTTGCGTACAACCCGCCCCAAGTGCCCCCGCTCCCGCCGGGAATCCAGAAGGCACAACCGAATCTGACCGAGAGACTCTCCTCGCTATTGCTCAAATCGCCGCAGAAGGAGACCGCGCCATCAACCAACTCAACGCCTGCATCGACGCTTACAACACCGTCCGGGAGCAAATAAATGGCAGTAACCGCTGAACAGCTTAAAAAGCTACATATTGACCCAGCGCTGGAGCCTGTTTTCAACGGAACCTTCAATGTCTGGGGAATCTCCACACCCTTGCAACAGGCGGCGTTCATTGGGCAGTGCGGCCATGAGTCGGGAAACTTCCGTTTGTTGGAGGAGAACCTGAATTACAGCGCAGAACGCCTGATGAAGATTTGGCCCAAGCGGTTCCCGACGCTGGAGTCTGCCCAGCCATACCACCGGAATCCCCGTAAAATTGCTAATAAAGTTTACGCTAATCGTATGGGCAACCGGGATGAGGCCAGTGATGACGGCTGGCGGTTCCGGGGATCGGGTTGGCTCCAGTTGACCGGCCATGACAACTTTTTCCATGCGGGGAAAAAGCTCGGGGAGGATTTCGTCATGAACCCTGACTTGGTTCGCACCCCAAAGTTTGCCGCCTTGACGGCGGGTTGGTTCTGGGCTACACACAACTGCAACCGCTTGGCCGACATCGGGGCTTGGGAAGCGCTGACAAAGAAGATCAATGGGGGCACAATTGGCCTTGCCGACCGCATCAAACACACCAACGAGGCGCTTGCCGTCTTGACCTCCTGATGGGAAAATGACGCTATGCCGTTGCAGAAAATCCTCTTTAAGCCGGGTGTCAACCGGGAGAACACGCGCTACACCACCGAGGGTGGTTGGTATGAGTGCGACAAGGTTCGTTTCCGTCAAGGCAACCCAGAAGTTATCGGGGGCTGGCAACGCATTTCTTCCAACACTTTTTTGGGGGTTTGCCGATCGCTGTGGAATTGGGTGACTCTTGGCGGACTTAACCTGCTTGGTGTTGGTACCAACCTCAAGTTCTACATCGAGCGGGGCGGGGCGTACAACGACATCACGCCTATCCGGGCGACATCAACCATCAACAACAATCCGTTTGCTTTGACGGCTTCCACAACCGTTACTGTGACCGACACTGCGCATGGCTGTGTGACCGGGGATTTTGTTACCTTCAGCGGTGCAACCGACATTGGTGGGGGCGGCACAAACGTGACGGCGGCGGTGCTCAACCGCGAGTTCCAAGTCACTGTCATCAACGCCAACACTTACACCATCACAATCTCTGTGACTCCCAACGCTACGGCGATTGCCGGTTCTCCCGGCGGCGGAGCTTCGGTTGTGGCAACTTACCAAGTCAGTGTCGGCCCTGAGTACGGTGTACCGTTGGTCGGTTGGGGCGCAGGGTCTTGGAGTTCCGGGACTTGGGGAGTTGGCGGCTCCTCTGTAATTGGGTTGCGCATTTGGAACCAGATGAACTACGGCGAGGATTTGGTGTTTGGTCCTCGCAGTGGCGGCTTGTACTACTGGGATGCGACCGGCGGCGTGACTACCCGTGGCGTGCTTCTTAGCAGCCTTGGCGGCACGGCCACCATCACGATTGCTTCTCCAGCCGTGGTTACATCAACTGTCCTCTATACAGAGGGCGCAGCGATTTCGTTCTCCACAACCGGCGCACTGCCGACTGGGATTACTGCCGGTACAACCTACTACGTGTACAACGTGGATGGGCTGACCTTCCAGCTTTTGGATTCAACAGGCGCAATCGTTAACACCTCTGGCACACAGTCCGGCACGCACACCATCACGCCAGTTGACATCCCCACGGTCCAGAACAACCTCATCATCTCGGACACATCGCGTTTCATCATCGTGCTTGGCACAAACGACTACGGCTCCGCCGACATGGACCCGATGTTGATTCGTTGGTCGAACCAAGACGACCCGTACAACTGGACGCCCAACGCCACAAACCAAGCAGGCAGCATCCGGCTATCACACGGCTCCAAGATCATCACGCAAGTGCAGACCCGTCAGGAAATCGTGGTCTTTACAGACACTTCCGTGTACTCGCTTCAGTATCTTGGCCCGCCATACGTGTGGCAGTCTCAACTGCTTGGCGACAACATCTCTATCGTCGGTCCCAACGCCGCCGTCATTGCGTCTGGTATCGTGTACTGGATGGGCGTGGACAAGTTCTACATGTATGACGGTCGAGTGCAAACGCTCAACTGTGACCTGCGCCGGTATGTGTTTGGGAATTTGAACGCCCAACAACACCAACAGATATTCTGCGGCACGAACGAAGGTTTCAACGAAATCTGGTGGTTCTACTGCTCGGCTGGTTCGACCACAATCGACCGCTACGTCGTCTACAACTACCTCGAAAAAATCTGGTACTACGGCACGATGGCAAGAACTGCGTGGTCAGACTCTGGCTTGCGCAACTACCCCGAAGCTGCGACGTACAGCAGGAACATTGTTGACCACGAGAATGGAATTAACGACAACGAGACGGCGACCACGTTGCCCATCAATGCATCTATTTCGTCCTCGGAATTTGATATTGGTGACGGCCACAACTTTGGGTTTGTATGGCGTATCTTGCCAGACCTGACTTTTGAGAATTCAGCGATTGACCCGACCACCAACACACAACCGACTGTGACGATGGAACTCTACGGCTTGACTAACTCAGGCTCTGGAGTGACAAGCGATGCGTCCCAACCCGTGCGCAAAAGCAGTGCGTATGTCATCACGGAAGAGTTCACGGGTCAGATTTACACACGCTTCCGTGGGCGTCAGATGATCTTCAAGATTAGTTCCAACCAAATCAATACTGCATGGCAGCTTGGTGCGCCCCGTATTGACATCAGACCGGATGGGCGTCGGTAATGGCTCGCATCATCAATCCAGCAGTACCCAACCTCCCGTTGGGTCCGGAGCAGTATGAGCGCCGGTATCAGGACCAACACTCCAACGTTTTGCGCCTGTACTTCAATCAGCTTCGCAACTCGCTGGGGCTACTGCTGGGCACTCGGGGCGGCCAGTATTTGGAAAACCCCTACGCCGCAATCCAGCGCACGACCGACCTAACTTTTACAGCTAATGTAGCCACCGAAGTCACTTTCGACCAGAATGATTATTTAAGTGGTTGTGATAACGACACTACCAACGGCATCACGGTTCAGCAGGCAGGCATCTACAACTATCAGTTTAGCGTACAGTTTGCCAATACAAACTCACAAATTCATGATGCTTGGATCTGGTTAAGAAAAAACAATACAGATGTGCTTGGAACCGGAAGTCAATTTAGTATTACATCAAGCCACGGCGGAATAGACGGCCATGTGATTGCGGCTGCTAACTTCTACGTTGACCTGAACGCTGGGGATTATGTCAGCATGTATGCGGCAGTAGACAATACGGCAGTGTTTATGGAGGCCAAACCCGCCATCACTTCGCCGTTTGCAATGCCAGCCACCCCTTCGGTGGTGGCCACACTTTCGTTTGTATCTGCGCTCCCGTCATGATACAGTTCTACAAATACCCGTTTTGAGAGGCAAAAATGGCCCTTGACGACCTCCAATCCCGGCGAAAAACACCGCTTCAGCGCGGTGTTGATGCTGGCAAACAAGCATACTCCGGCACACCCCAACGCAGCGGCATCGCCGCTATTCCTGTTGCAAACGTAAAAAGTTCCGTTGAGCGTGCAATTGAGCAGGCTGCGGCACAACGTCAAGCGTTGGCCAGCGCCGCCGCAAAACAAACCGCAGGGGGTTACGGGAATACGGGCACTTCGGCTGCGGCCTACGACTACCTTCGCGGCAAACCAGAGGCAAAATACCCTGTGAACCCTGTGCTGGCTGGACAGCCGGGGAGCGCGATCACGTCTCCCACAGTGCAGCGTCCGTACGAACAAGCCACTCGCCCCGGTACGACGACGCAAACTCAAACAAGCAAAACCGCAAAAGAGCAGCCCAGTGGTATGGGCACAAGAAGCGCACTGCCGCAGATGCCACAACAAGGGCCGTTGGGTCAGTTGCTTGAGTTGGCCATGCCTGCGTATCTTGGGTACAAAGGGTACCAATATCTGACAAACGCGTTTCCCGGCGGCTACACGTACGACGCCATCTCTAAATATTTTGGTTCCCCCGCTGCCGCAGCCACAACCGATTTAGGTGGCGGCGTGCAGGCGCTTTTGGATAGCGCGTATTCCGGTCCCAGCGCAGTGATTGCGGACGCTACCACCGGTAGCGGTCTTGAGTATTTGGCCGACGCTGGTGCGGGCGCTGGCGCTGCCGGTGTGCTTCCTGAGTTAGGCGCTGGACAAGTTGGCTACGTGTGGGACGGCACTAGCATGATTCCCGCCACCGCTGAGCAAATTGCAGAAGCTAGCTCCATAGGGCAGTGGACGGGAACAGCGGCAGATGCAGCACTTGGGGAGACGATTACCGCTAGCGCGCTTAACACGGGTGAAGTAAGCTCTTTGGCTGAAATGGCTGGATGGGCTCCTTGGCTGGCTGCTGGCGCTCTTGCGTTTTCTGATGCAGGGCAGCAGGCGATTGACCGTGTTGCATCTGGTGTTTCGGATGTAGTTGGTGGTATCGGCCAACCGATCGCTGAAGGGATTGGCGATCTGCTCGGAACAGTTGGGGGTTGGTTTGGTATTGACCTTGCCGAAGGCGGTCAAGTAAGCGGCATCGCCGCGCTACCCCAGCGCTACAACCTTGGCGGCTACTCCGATGGTGGCCGACTCTTGAAGGGTCCCGGCGACGGTGTAAGTGATTCGATCCCTGCAACGATTGGCGCACAGAAGCAACCCGCTCGGTTGGCCGACGGTGAGTTTGTGGTGCCTGCTCGAATTGTTTCTGAATTGGGCAACGGCTCAACCGATGCCGGTGCTCGCAAGCTCTACGCAATGATGGATCGCGTCCAACGCGCCCGCTCAAAAACCACTGGCAAAGACGCAGTTGCCAAGAACACACGCGCAGATAAGTATCTGCCCGCTTAAGGAGTCAAAATGGCCGCGACCTCTCAAAATATTTACCAAACCTCCATCCCGGAAGAACTGCTCCCGTACGCTGAAAGACTGCTAAATCAGGCGCAGGCATTTACGGATATTGAGAAGTATCCTTTCCAGCAATACCAAGGCGAGCGCGTCGCGCAGTTCTCTCCTCTGACACAGCAGGCTATGGAGTCGGCTGGCCAGATGGGTGTTGCAGGACAGATCGGTGCAGGCACAGACATTGCTTCTGCCGCTGGCCTTGGGGCGTTGGGCACCCAGTATGACCCGATGCGCTATCGCTCGCGCTCTTTCACTCAGCCCGGTACTGCCGAGAGCTTCATGTCCCCCTACATGCAAAATGTGGTGGATGTTCAGCAGCGTGAAGCTAAGCGTCAGGCGGATATTGCCGCTACTGCCCGTGGTGCGCAGGCTGCTCGTGCCGGTGCTTTTGGTGGTTCCCGTCAGGCTATTGAGAACGCCGAGGCTAACCGTGCGCTCCAGACCCAGCTTGGTGGCATCCAAGCCCAAGGTTTGCAGTCGGCATATCAGCAGGGTATGCAGCAGTTCAACCAAGAGCAAGCCGCTCGTCAGGCTGCGGCGCAGCTTCGTGAGCAGTCCCGTCAGTTTGGCGCAGGGCTTGGCCTGCAAGGCTTGCAGACCGCTTTGCAATCCGCTCAAACTCTGGGCGGTCTTGGCCAACAACAATTTGGTCAGACACAGGGCGCAATCCAGACGCAAGCAGCGCTTGGCCAAGCCGAACAGCAACGCGCTCAGGAAGTGCTCAACGCGCAGTATCAGGACTACCTGAACTACCAGAACTATCCGTACAAGATGCTCGGCTTCATGTCCGACATTATTCGCGGCGTTCCCACAGCCACATCGGCGTCCACAATCTACCAAGCGCCCCCGTCTCCTATGTCGCAACTGACTGGTTTGGGTGTGGCTGGGCTTGGTTTGAGCAAACTTGGGATGTTTAAAAAGGGTGGCAAAGTAAATGAAGCCCCTGCTGGGTTGGCTGAACTGGCTATCTATAACATGGGTTGAGGCAAAACATGGCACTTCCAAACACAGACAAACTGACATCGCAACTGGCGATGATGCCTGACCCCGCTTTGAAGCGGATGGCCATGATGCACAAGCAAGACCCCTACGTCTTGCCGCTTATCATTGCTGAAGACAGCCGCCGCAAGCAAATGCGCGCTGCCGGTCAAGCCGCACAATACGCGCCCCAACCCAAGGTAGTGGATCAAGAAGTTGCCCAGCTTGGCGTTTTACCCGAGCAGCAGGGGATTGGCATGCTGCCTGCCCAGAACATTGCCCAGATGGCTGATGGCGGGATTGCTGGCTACGCCGATGGCGGTGATTTTGTACAGCGCAGCGAGCCGGTCCTGCGCATGGCTGACGGCGGGATTGTGGCTTTGGCTGGAGGCGGCACGGGCACCTATTCTTACCGTCCGTACGAGAGCGAGAAACTTTTGCCGGAAACTACCGGCTATGAGAACATGAGCTTTGGCGACATGGTGTCGGACATCGGCTCAAAAATTTCTGGGTTCTTTGGGTCGGAAGAAGAGACTCTGGCTAAGCGCCGCCGCGAAGCAATTGCTCGTGAGAACGCGCGTCGAGAAGCCGAGAACGCAGGGATGCGAAAAATCTACGAGACTACTACTCGCGCTCCTTATGGTGGTCGTGAGCCGCCCCCGCCTATGCCCGGCGATACTGCCTCCACAGCCGATACTGGCCGTGGCGCTCCTGCCCCCGGTGCCTTACGTCAAGGTCTTGGTGCTTTGGCTAGCGGCGCGGCTCCTGCCGTGGCTGGCGGTGCGGGTCGTCCCGGCGCAGGTCCGTTGCCTGTTGATGACACTGCGGCGCAACTTGAGCTTCAGACCATGAAGGACGAGCGCCAGCGTGAGGGCGAGCGGGCTATGGCTGAGTTTGAGAACATGATGCAGATGCGTCGTGACAACCCAGCATTTGCAAAACTGGAGGCCGCTCTTGACAAAGAAGAAGCGGCTTCGGCTGGCGAGAAGGACAAGGCTGCTGGTCTGGCGCTCCTGATGGCCGGTCTTGGGATTGCTGGCGGCTCGTCACAGTACGGCATCCAGAACTTGAAGGAAGCGCTACCGGCGGTCAAAGAGTATCAGTCGGCCATGAGCGACCTCAAGAAACTGGAGCGCGAGCGCATGAAGATGCGCGGAGATATTGAGCAGTTCCGCCGCGCCGAGGAGCGTGACGACGAGAAGACAATGATGGCCTTGCGCAACCGCATGGAAGACCGCAAGGACAAAATTGACGAGCGCGGGGCTGAACTCACCAGCAAAGTTCTTGGCCTCAAAACTCAGCAATCGACGGAAGTGTGGAAAACCCTTACCGAGCAGCAAGGCGCACTGCAACGCACCCAGATTACGGCCAACGCGTTGCCAGCAGAGTTGCGGGCCGCGTCGATCCTTGGCACCGGCAACACCCAGCAGGAAGTGCTGGAGTCGGGCTTGCGCAAACTGGAGACTTTGAAGGGCGATAAGCCTGAGTTGGCGTTCGCTAAACTGTACGCTGACCATGTGGCGGCATCCCAACGCGCAATGTCTGAGCCGATGTCGCCTACTGATTTTGCAAGAACGATTCGTGCAGCAACCACCGCTTTCCGACCACGCGTGGTCGATACAGAAAAGCCGGGGGGTGGCGCTCGGCTCTACGAACGGCCATAATCCGGTCAGGGCGCAGAATTTGCCGCGTCGCCCACGGCACACAATTCGCAGGTTGTTATGCCAAAGTATATTGAACTGCCAGATGGCGGCTTATTTCCCCTCAAGGAGGGCGAAAGCCCAGAATCCGCGCTTGCTGAAGCGGAGCGTCTACACCCATCGGCATTTGGCATAAAAGAGAAAAAACAACCTGAGAAGCAGCCCAAGGGCGGTATTACTGGCGCGTTCCAAAAAGGATTGGAGTCTGCGGTCTCCAGCGTGCGCACTGCTGGCCAAACCCTATTTGACCCCGAAGCCGCCGCCCGTGCCGGTCTTGCCCGCCAAGAAGAAATGGGCCGAAAGTACGCCGATGAGGTCAGCTTTGAGCGAGCCAAGCAAGCGTACGAAGAGCAGGGCCTCCTTGCCGCCGCCAAGGAAGTAGCCAGCCAAGTCCCCAAAGCAATTGCTGAGCAAGCGCCAAATATTGCCGCTACGCTGGGTGGTGCCCGGACGGGTGCTGCCCTTGGCTCTTTGGCTGGTCCAGTTGGTACGGTCGTTGGCGGCGTTGCTGGCGCGGCGCTCCCCAGCCTGATCTCCCAGTTTGGCTCCAACATCGAACGACAGGCCGCTGAAGGCCAACCGATCAGCCGTACTGCGGCTGGAGCCGCCGCTGTGCCCCAAGCCGCGCTGGACGTGGCAGGGACGTTTATTCCGTTGGGTGGACGGCTTATCAGCAAGTTCACAGGCATCCCCGAGAAAGCGCTGACGATGGGCGCTGGCAACGCTGCCAAGCTGGCCGAAGAACGGCTGGCCGCTACGCTGCTCAAGGGCACCGCTGTTGGTGCCGCCGCTGAGATTCCCACGGAAGTTGCCCAGCAAATGCTGGAGCGGATGCAGGCTGGCCTGTCGTTGACTTCCCCCGACGCGTTGGCCGAGTATGGCCAGACGGCGTATCAGGTCGGCTTGCTCGGGCCTATCGGTGCGGCGGGGCGGTTCTCTGAGAAAGCCGGTGCCCGTCAGACCGTGGCACGCCAGCGCGAGGAAGAAGCCGCCAAGGTAGCCGAGGCGGAGGAAGCAGCCAAGAACGCCCCAGACGCGCTTCGTGAGCTTGATGCAAACTTCCGCGCCGCTGACCAGCAACTCAAGGCGCTCAACGAGCAGGTCAACGGGATGAAGCCCCAGAAGGGCGCTACCGACGAGGAAAAAGCCGCGTACCAGCAAGCCAAGGCCGAGCGTGCGCAGTTCATCAACGAGACGTACAAACCCCTGCGCGAGGAGTACACCAAGCGCAAGTCTGCGATTGAGCAGATGTACGAGCAACAGCAGGCAGAAGCTGAAGTTGCCGCTGCCCCCACGCAGGCTACCCAAGCTGCCCCCATCCCCGACCAAGGCCCAGCACTTGATGTCCAGCGACTGATGCTGGAGCAGGATTTGCTTAAGAACCAGCTTGGAGACCTTGAGGCACAACTGGCCAAAGCCGCGCCGGAGGATTTCGATGCCCTCAACGCCCAGCGTGCAAACTTGCAAAAACGCATTGATGCCCGCGCCGCACTGATCGAGGAGCGTGGGGGCACCGCCCTGTCAGACGTGGAGTTCCAGCAAGCCGCCTCCGCTAAGATGCAGGCGCTGGACACAAAGCTCGACCAACTCACTGCCGCCTACACCACGGCACTGGAGAACAAAGACTACGACAAAGCTGCCAAGGTCAAGGACGAGTTGCTGGCCGTCAAGAACGAGCGCAGCCAACTGTCAGACAAAACCGCCCAGCAGATGGCGGCACTGCAAGAAAAGCAAATTGGCCTTGAGAAGCGCGGCGAAACGCGTGACTTGTTTGCTGAAATGCCCGAGCAACCTGAGCCGCAAGGACTCAAGTACACCAACATTGCTGGCAAAGAGATTGAGTTCCCCGGCTTGGCCAAGGACATGGCCGAAGCGTTTGCTTTGCCGACCCCAAAGCGCACCCTACGCGACTATCAAGCCGACAAGGCAGGGGAAAAACTGGCCGACGCGAACACCCAGTTGGCCGAGGCTGTGCGTGGCGGCAAGCCCGTTGAGATCAACGCCGCTCTCAAAGCCGTCAATAAATACGAGGCCGAGCAGTCGCGCCTGTCTCAGCCCTTCCAAAAGGGCACAATTCTTGACATTTTTGACCCGTCCAACATCCTGAAAGAAGCCATCGCCCGTCAAGACTGGGAGACGGTGATGAAGTACACCAAGGCTCGGGACGAGTTGAAGCGGGAGGAGATGGATAAAGCGGCCAAGGAACGCACGGCTTTGACCAACGCGCTTGATGAGCGCCTTGGCCTTGGCGGCACCGGGCTGGCAAAGAAAACCGGTGAGCCCCTGCGCAGTGTGGAGCGCACGCAGAAGTCCTTCATGGAGATTGCCCAGACGCTTGCCAAACGCAAAGACAAGTGGGGGCAGGGGCTCTTGGAGAACTACCGTCTCCTGCGCACAGGTTCGTTCCCTGACCCAGAAGTTCAAAAGCGCTTTGACGAGAGCGCCGATGCGTACGCCTACGACTACGTGATGAACGAGATCGAACGGCTCAAGAACAAGGTCGAGAAAAAGCAGGGCAACGCCAAGAAGTCGCTCCTCCAGCAGATTACAGATTTGGCCGAGGAGGAAGCCCTTCTCGTGGATGCGCTTGAGTCCGGTATTGCTAAGCCCACCCTGCGCGAGAAGCTCGCAACTTTGCAGGCCAAGTTGGGCAAAGGCGAGGCACCGGGCGAGCGCCAGATGGATGCTGGCGAGCGTGCCGCTGTTGAGCGTCGGCTCAATAAGGTCCGAGAAGAGTACGCCAAAATCGTCAACAAGATCACTCCTGTCAAGGAGCAGATCGTCAGCCTGTACAGCCAGCTTTTCAACTATCGTCCTCTTGAGACCAAGGAGACGGAACGCGCCCAGAAGAAGGCGTTGCTGGAAGCTCCCGGTAAAGCCGTCATTGACCGTCGCAAAGAGGCCCAAAACAAACTAGAAACCGCCAAAGCGTTCAAGGACGAGGAAGCGATCGCCGAGGCCGAGAAAGAGTTAAAGCGCCTGTCCTTGATGAGCCGCGAGCAAAAGCGAGCCAAGCGCATGGAGTCCGGCGATGTGACGTATGAAGCCATGAAGTCCGAGAAGTTGGACGAGATGGCCTACGCGTTTGGTACGCAGACAGAGGAGTTTGCCAACGCCATTCAAGAAGCCAAGAACCGTTTGGACAAGCTGGTTGCTCGGTATGGGGCCGAGGACGAGCAAGTACGCGCTTTCAAAGCTGATACGCGGGAGGCGCTGATTGAAGTGGCCATCCGTGCAGGCCGCAAGACCGAGGACTTTAAAACCCTGCGTAAAGAGCAAGTGGAAAAGTTCAAGGAGGCGCTGTCCCAGAGCAAGCAAGAAGTCCCCACCAAACGGGACAAGACACCCGTCACCCGCAAGGTTACACGCTACGCCCGTGAGGAGCGCACAGGCTCGCCCGAGAGCCGCGCCACTACAGAGTCTCGCCAAGAGGCGGCTAGCAAGCGTGCGGCCCCATCGCAGGTTCGCGCCGGTATGCGGGGTGATGTCCGCGCTGCTGGCACCAAAGCCAACAAGACCGATGGCGGCAACGCATACCGTCTGCGTGAGGGCGAGGCCACAACCGTGGTTGATGCGGCAGAAGCCCAAAAGGTGATTGACGGCTTGGACTTGCCAAAAAATGTGAAGTTTGTCTACGCCGCTACCCCCGGCAAAATCCCGCTTCGCTTGCTCAACATGATGGCCAAGGACGGAGTGGACCCAAGGGAAGGCATGGTGCAGGGCGCTGTGTTCCCCGACGGAACCGTCTTGGTGGTGGGCGATCAGCACGCCGACGTGCGTGACTTGGAAGAGACGATTGCCCACGAGTTGATTGGCCACTACGGTATCGACACCGTGATTGGTCAGGAGCGCCTCAACGCATTTTCCAAGAAGACCGACATCATCAAACTGGCCGAAGAGATTGGCGGCAAGCCGCTGGTCAACGAGGTGCTGGCTACTGTCAGAGCAAACGCGGCGCTGGGCGTGAGCGAGGAAATTCAAAAACTCCAAGGCTTGCGCGAGATCATTGCCCACACAGCCGAAGCCAAAGTCACAGAGTCGTTCCGCCAAAAGGCTGGCCGCTGGCTCAAAGAGCTTGTTGGCATGGTCCGCGCTGGATTGCGCAAAATGGGGCTCAAAAATCTGGGCGAGCTATCCACATCCGATGTGTTCTACATGCTCAAGCAGTCGCGCAAAGCGTTTGCCAACAAGACTGTGGGCGTGTATCGGGCGGCAGACGGCCAGACTGCGTTCCGCCTGCGCCGCCAAGCAAGCGACTCCGTGGTCGGAACCGAGCCGGGGATCGTTGACAAGGTGCTCACCAACGTCATGGGTTTGGCTGGGCGCGTGCAGTTTGTTGACCAGTACGCCGCTTTGGATGCCGCTATTAAAAAGGGTATGGAGGCCAACGTCATCAGTAGCTTAGAAGCTACAAACGCCCAGTACCTGTTGCGGTTTGGCCAACAGCGCAGCCAGTTTGCTGGTCAGTTCCTGACTAACGGCCCTGTCAAGGCGGAGCACGTTAAGAAAGCCGACGGGGTTGAGACGATCTACCGCAGCACCAAGGGCACGTCCATGATGGATGTGGCGCTGGCTTTGAACAAGGCTAAGCTGGGCAACGAGACCGAGCAAGAGAACATGTTTACCGTGTATCTGGCAGGCAAGCGTGCCAACCAAGTTGGCTGGGAAAAGCTGAACTTCTCTAACCCGCAGAAAGCTAAGGCCGAGTACGACAGCATTATGGCCAAGCTGAACGCGGACAAAACCTCTAAGGATGCGTTTGAGGAAGCCGCCCGCTTGTACCAAAAATATAACGCTGGCTTGTTGGATTTCCTCGTCGATACTGGGGCACTGTCGGCTAAGAAAGCGGCGGAGTTGAAAGCAATCAGTTACGTGCCTTTCTACCGGATCAACGCCAACGGTGAGTTGCAGTTGATGATCGACAAAGAGACGCCTGTGCGCATCTCCAACATCAAGGACGAGCCGCAACTCAAAGAGTTGGTGGGCGGCAACACGTCGATCCTGCCGGTGTTTACAAGCGCAGCGCAAAACACTTTCATGCTGACCGGCATGGGATTGCGCAACCAAGCCGTGAAAGAGACGGCGTTCATGCTCAAGAAGCTCGGTATTGCCAGCGTTGTGCGCCAAGGCAAAGGGCCTAAAGGAGCCGATGTTGTTCGGTTCAAGAAGAATGGTGACGACTACTACGCGGTGATTGACACCAACCAATACGGCATTCCGGCTGAACTGATTGTGCGCGGGATGGAGGGCATCAAGACTACTCTGCCCGCCGTCATCAAGGCGATGGGCATCCCTGCCAACATCCTGCGCTCGTTCGTGGTGCGCAACCCAGCCTATGCCGTGCGTCAGGTTATCCGTGACCCGCTCAACGCATGGCTGACCACAGGCACGGACGCAACTCCGGTGCTCTCCTCGATGAAGGAACTGGCCAGCATGGTGGCTGGCCGCAGCGAGAATGAGCGCAAGCTCATGGAGACAGGCGCTATCAGCAGCAACATCTACAGCGGCGACGAGCAAGACATGGCTCGGTTCCTAAAGGACTTGTCTGCCGGTAAGGGGCTGTGGGAAAAAGCGCTGGCTAAACTTGACGCGTTTGCGTTGCAGGGCGATGCCGCTACCCGTGCCGTTATTTACAAGGACTCCTTGGACAAGGGCATGACCGAGCAGGAGGCGCTCCTGCGCACACTGGAGTCGATGAACTTTAGCCGTCGCGGTGTCTCCCCCAGTATGCAGGCGCTCTCCGTCATGATCCCGTTCTTCAACGCGCAGGTGCAAGGTCTGGATGTGATTTACCGTGCGTTCAAGGGCGACATGCCGTACAGCAAGCAACTTGAGATCAAAGAGAAAATGATCCAGCGCGGGTTGCTGCTGGCCGCAGGAACGCTGGCGTATGCCGCCGCTATGGAAGACGACGAAGCCTACAAGCGAGCCAAACCCGAGGAGCGGCTGGCCAACTGGTTTGTGTATGTGCCGGGGTTTGATGAGCCTGTGCGCGTGCCGATGCCGTTTGAAATGGGCTTCTTGTTCAAGGCGTTGCCGGAGGCGATCTGGAACGTGGCGGCGCAGGATGAGAAAGCCAGCAAAGCCATGAGCGGTTTGTTCAAGCTGGCTCAACAGACCAACCCGTTTAGCTTGCCGCAAGCCATTAAGCCGCTGACAGAGGCGGTACTGGGCAAGTCCTTCTACGGCGGCGACATCGAGTCGGCCAGAGAAAAGAGCGAGTTGGCAACCCAGCGCTACCGTGAGTCGTCAACCGAGTTGGCAAAAGTCATTGGCTCGGTCACTGGGGAGGTGGGCGTCTCCCCGATCACCATCGACTACTTGATCCGGGGCTACACGGGCGGTCTGGGGATTGCGATTGTGCAGCTTGCCAACCCGTTGCTGGCTCCTGACACCAAGGCAGAAATTGCTAAGCCCACAACCAAGGCAAGCAAGATGCCGTTTATCGGCGGTCTCTTCCAACCTGTTGAGGGTCGGGGAACGCTGGACGAAGCGTACGATCGGATGCAGGAGATTCAGCAAACCAAGGGCACGTACAACCGTATGCTGGAGCGCGGCCAGCAAGCCGAGGCCAAAGAATTTGCTCAGGAGTACGCCAACAAGCTGGCGGCAGCTTCGCTCTCTGGGTCTGTTCAGAAACGCCTCGGGGAGTTGGCCAAGATGGAACGCCGCATCACGGCTGACCCCAAGATGTCCACCGAGGAGAAGGACGAAAAGCTGGCGCAGATCGACAAGGCCAAGATGGCGCTGGCCAGACAGTTCCTTGCGGTGACGGACTAACGGGAGAACCACACGCCTATCTTTCCGTCCTTGATGGCGACGTAGGCTTTGGCGTTCATGATGCGGTTTCGCAGGGCTTCATTAAGCCCTGCTTGCCGCAC